TGCTGTGGAGTGTCTATTGCGAATTGGCGTATTACGCCCTGTACCCGGTGCTCTTCCCTGTTTTGCGCGGCCGTTGGGTACTCGCAACGGCGTTGAGCGTCTGCCTCAGCATCGGCTTACTCGTGGCCCTCCCCGGGGCATTGCGCCCCTTCAATTTCGGCGTGCTGACGTTCGTGTTTTGCGCACCGATGTGGCTGCTCGGCGCCGTCCTGGCTGAGCGCTATCGCTCCGGAACGCTCTTCACCGAGCGCCTGCCATCCGTTTGGATATTGCGGGCGGCTTTGCCGGTGAGCGCCATCCTGGCGACGTTTCTGTTCTACCATGGCCCCAGGGCGCCGCTAACATGGTCAGTCGCGGTGTTCGTCCCGATCGGCTATTTGTGGTTGGCTAGGGAACTACAACGTCTGACCACCCATAGGACGAATGACCGATTGGAGGCGCTAGGTGGTGCCGCTTATTCGATCTATCTCGTCCACCGATTCCCGCTAACATTGTTCGGCGACATATACAGCGGGCACGTCCCGTTGGCGTTGTATCCCGTACAGGCCATCGCCATTGGCGTGGTCGCCTACGCCTTCTACCGGGCGGTCGAGAAGCCATCGCATATATTCAGCAAGAACGTGGGCCGTCGGCTGTCGCATGTATCCGATTCGATCCCTCCAGAAGACAGCGATAGCGATGCATAGGGACCCAAAGCGTCGCGATCGACGCCGCTGGAAATGACATCACCGCGTCGTGAGCCGTTGAGGGATGAGTTGGTGGGCAGCGCGGTCAGTGTCTGGATTGCTATTCCCGGCATTGTGATCCCTACACCAGCGACATAATGCGCTTGAACAGCGCCTTTTGTTGATTGCTCTTCAGCCGCTTGATGGCGCGTTTCGTCAGGTGCTTCGAATCATCATAGAACCCACTCGGAAGTCGCACCCAGGCCTGCCCCCAGGCAGCGAAATCGAAGATGGGCAGGTAGTTAGCGCGCGCAACGGCGCGATCATATCCATAGATCGTGTTCTGCGTAGCTTGGCTGACGAAGGATAGGTCGCTGGGCGGATCAGTGTAGAGGATCACGTCGGCGGTCGGGGTCAGGCTTGCTAGAATAGTGCCGGCGCCCGTCGTGAAGGCAGACTGCGTCAACAGTGGGCTCATGCTGTTGGTGTCGTCGGTGCACCCGAGGCTGAGATCGGGCGCGAAGGTCCGAAGCGGCAGCAACACGCTCTGCTCTGGCGATGCGTCCAGCGACAGACCGACCGTCGTGTAGCCATAGCAAGCGAGGTTGCCGAACACGATCTGCTTGGCGGCGGGGTTGTAAGCATAGCCGAACGCGATATCGACCGCCGCTCCGACTGCCTTCATTGTCCATGCATTGGTACCCAGGATCGCGGAGAAGTGGCGCAGCTGGATCGAAGACGCGGCGTTGGTCGAGATCGTTGCAGAGCCGCCCTCATCGGGAACGATCGGCGTAGTGCCGCCGTCCTTCGATACCTCGAGCGAGCCGTATCCCGACCCGGTGTAATAGGCCAAAGAAAACTTGGCGCTGTTGAGCGCGGGCGTGAAAGTCAGGGTCGTGCCCGCCGGGATGCGGATGACGACAACACCGGTTTGATTGAGCACACCGTTCGGCGCTGTTCCGACATAGGTCAATCTGGCGTCAAAGGGCGACGTTCCGGCGGCGAATCCGTAGGATTGCACGCCGGTGAAAAAGTCGTCGTTGACTGGGTAAACGCCTTCGGCTTTCAGATCGACCACCATTTGCGCCGTCGTGCTGCAGACTCGAACGTTGGTCGCAATCGACGACGTACCGGCGTGATGCGACGAGCCATAATCCGCGATGCGGACATGATCGATCGTCCCGGCATTCATGCGCCGCATGGCATCGAGAAACTTCGGGAACTGCGGCGCGCCGTCGTAATTTCTAAGGAAGTCGTCAATCGTCGGGAGCTTGAGGCTGGTATAAGCCGCATAGAGCGCCTCGTCCGAAAGGCGCACGCCGGTGCCGTATTCCCACCAGCCTAGGCAGGCCGTGATCCCCTGCTGCCCGGATGTGTTGGTGCCGCTACTCTTGGCGCCAAGCAGCGAGCCCGAGGTCACCGTCACGCCGTTATTGTGCTGGAACGGATGCGACACCTCGAGCTTGTCGCCGCCGCCGAAAGTGACCGTCGCAGACGTGTCCCAAGTCCGGCCAATCGTGACGCCGGTCTTGAAGTTGCCGCTGCCCAGGCTCGACATATTGGTGATGTGGCCGCCGGGATCATCGACCGACATTGCCGTCAGCGACGTCAGAAACCACGCTGGCAGGTTATTCAAGCCGAGCAAACAGGGGGGAGCGCCGAAATTGCGGGGGTTGGCATCCGATATCCCCATGAGAAAATGCCCTTGCGACGACCCCAAGGCGGCAATCAGCGCAGAACCCATGATGATCTGGTCAGCCTCGCGGATCGATTGTGACGCGATGTAAGGCACCGCCTCGGTGCCCGTCAGCAACGAGGGATTATTTTGGACGTTGGCCTTGGCGATGCCGCCCGAGGGCGTCAACGTGATCGTGCCGCCCGTGGTGATCGTGATGAACTGGGCGACGCCAGCGTCCCCAGCCAACGCACCGAACCCAGTGCCGACGGCGCCACCCGTCGAGCCAGGCGCGCTGGTGTAAGTGCTGCCAGGCGGTCCCCAGGCCGTCACGCAGACGATTGAACCCGTCACGACGGTTACCGTTTCAACCACCGGCGCGCCCGGCGCGGACAACAATTGCTGCGCGCGCGCGCCACTTCCGATCAACCCCTTGCCGACCCGGATGACGGGGGTGTTCGCGGAGAAGAAATTCGGCACGTAGGTGTACGGGTCGGATGGCAACATATCGGTCGACGCGCTATTGCGGGTCACCGTCGCCTGCGTCGTCGGCAGCGTGGCCCCGACCCCGCGCAGATCGATGCGCGCTCGGCCCGGCGTCGCCGCGTTTACGTCAACGATGGCACCGAGCGCCCAGGTGCCGCTGGTTTTCTGGCCGTAGACAATGCCGGTCGAGGTATCGGTATAGTCGTCGCCATCTGATCCGAGATTGTTCGCGGGCAGGCCGAGGCCATACCAATGCTTCCCTGTGGTGCCGGCCGACCCGTCTTGATTGACCACGACCGTGACCGAACCGGAATAGGTAGCCCCATCGGTTGCGGTGCCGGTTACGACCACGCCTTGGGTGGACCCGCGCGCACCGTCGAAATTCACTCGGCTCATTGTCACCGAGTCGCCGGTCGCCGCACTGAGATAGGTGCTGGCCGGCGTCACGGGGCTGCCGCCCAAATCGGCGATCGTCCACGTGACGATCGCGGTCGTGTTCTTCTTGGTCGCGGTGAAGGTGTTCGTCTGGGTCGACGGATTCGCGGTTCCGGTGCCGTCGTATTTGACCTGATATCGGCTCGCTGAAATCGTGACGGCCTTTGTCGCCGCCGCGATGTCCGCCGCGATGATCGCATCGATACCGGCGAGATCGTAGAACTGCACCCGGTGGATGGTCGGCGACAGATACGAGCCATCGGCCGACTGGAATTGGATATCATAGCTACCATTGGCCGCCGCGATCCCGGCGAGCCCATCGATCGTGGCCGTCATCGGGTTCGGCAGACTGGCGCCCGCAATGTCGTAAATCGATGCCGGCATCGTCGTCCCGGTCAGGTAGACATTGACCTTGGCATTCGGGATCGCCGCGCCGGTGTCGTGGCGCGCCGCGAAGAACTCGACATATTGCATATCTTGCCTGTCCTAGATTTAACGAGGTCGGTTACGCGGCAGTCCCGGTCATGGTGCCGCTATTGGTGACGGTGACGGTGTTGCCATTCTTGCGGACGGCGTAGCCGGCGGTACCCCCGGGCACGCCCTGGCCGGATGCCGAGCCCGCGGTCGCATAGCCGCCGCCCGCACCGCCGCCGGGGGAACCGCCGGCTCCGCCGGCCGAATAATCCCGCCCGTCGGTGCCGGTGGTGATGTAGCCTTCGCTGCCGGCGCCGCCCTGGCCATTGGGCGCGCCGCCGCCGCCGCCGCCCGTGCCGATCTTGTACGGCGATGCCATGGCGTTCGAACCGCCGCCGCCGCCGCCGCCGCGTACCGCACCACCGGCGTTGATCGTGATCCCGCCCGTCATCGGCACGCGGACATAGATGGCATCGCCGCCGGACCAGCCGCTGCCGCCGCCGGTGCCGCCATTCCCACCGCCGCCGCTGACCGAGCCACCGCCCTGGACGACCAGCGTCAGCGCAATCGTGTACGATGTCGTCGGCCAGCTGCCCGTATCGATGCCGATACCGCCGCTCGCGAGACCAGTGACAGTAACGCCACTCGGGACGTTGAAGGTTATTGTGGCGTCGGAATTGCCCGTATAGCCCGCCGCGTCGGCGAGCGTGCGGAGGTTGACCGCCGACCCCGACGGCACGCTGATCGTCGCCGTGAACGCGCCTGGCGGCGTGGCTGGCGTGCCGGCATCGCCGGGGGCGGCGAGAATATCCCAATAGGCATTGGCTTGAGCGGTGCCACTCGGCGGATGGCCGCTGAAACCGTTCTGCGTCGCAACGTAGGAGCCGCCGCCATAGCTCACGCTGTTGTTGAGATAGTAAGTCGCGCCGTTGTCGTAATCGCCGCGCGGCGTGAGGCCGGAAAGCGATTGCGGCGCGGTCCAGACGCCGATCAGCGCGCCGTTCGCGGTCTTGAGTGCCGTCGTGGACCAAATCGTCGCGGTGCCGGCCGGAATACCGTCGTACCAGCCGGCGGGATTGTCGCCCGTGGGTGTCGCCGGCTGGGCATAGGACCGCATGAACTTCATGTCGCGATAGGCGGCGCGGCCCGGCGCGCTGGTGATCGCGATCGAATAGGCGGTGGCGCTCGCGAGATCCTGCAGCCCGCGGCCATAGATGTTGAACGAGGGCAGCTTCACATAGATCGTGTCGCCGACGTTGCTGACGTCATAGCCGAATTTGAAGATCGCATCGTCGATCCTCGCGAAGTTCGTCCCGCTGGCATGCGCACCCGACGTGGTCCCGCGCTGACCGCGCCGGAGCTGGGTCAGATCATAGTGATTGGCCGATGTCAGCGTCGCTGCCTGGAACGCGACGACTTCATCCCCGACCATGCACAGGGTAGCGCCGGCGTCGCGGTCCGTGGCGCTGACGCTGTCGAGCTGTCCCAAGCTGGTCGACAGGTCGACCGCGAGCGTGTTCGTCGCATCGGGGTCTGATCCCGCTGCCAGCGACGCCGAAAGCACGCCGTACCGCGCAGGCCCGTCGATCGTCCCGACCATCGAATAATTGGAATTGTCGGTGCTGACCCAGACCTGACAACCGCCCCAAGTCGCCGACGCAGAGGCCACCGCCAGCCAGATCTCGGCATCGAGCCCGGCGAGGTTCGGCGGCGCGATGAACAACCATGGCGCCGACACGCTGCCCGGCGCGACCTCGGTATTCGGCTTGTAACCGCTGGACCCGGAATGAGAGGCGTAGAGCGCGGCCGACGCCATACCGACCGGCACGCCTTCGGCCGTTATCGTCAGCAGGTCATCGGCGTCCTCGGCTATCTCGGTGATGCGGACCAGCACGCGATCGAGCAGCAATGAATCGGTCGTCGTCGTCAGCGTGACGAGATCGGTCGGCTCGAGCAACGCGAAGTTCCACGCCAGCTTGAACGTGTATTTCTCGCGCGTGTAGAGGACGCGCTGACCATAAAGCTGCACCGCCTTGCGCGCGATGTCGGGATCGCAGATGCAATGGACTGTCGTCGGGTCCTGCTTTCGCCGTCCGAACGTGACGATGTTGTCGAGGTCCTGCGCGGTCGCAATGCCGACATTATATTGTTGGCTGCGATCCAGGAATTCGAACTGGACGATGTTATAGGCGTCGGACTGGTCGACGATCTCGATCGACACGGCGTTGCCGCTGTCGTCGACGACCAAATCGTCCTCGGTCAGGTCGTAGGCCGGCGTCAGGTCCGGCGTCCAGGTCACCGAATTGCCGGTTGCCGCGGCGTCGCCATAGGGCCGGATCTTGACCACGCCTTCGGACCAGAACGCCGCCGAGTTCGTCGCAGTCAGCCATTCCTCCATGACCGACGCCGCGCCCGATTGCGATTCGAGCACTGGCGAGAGCAGGAGGTTGTTGGCGCGACAATAGAGCGAATAGTCGCTCAGATCGCCGATCAGGCCGGCGCCCCACATCGGCACGCCGTACGAGGCGTTGGTCAGGAAATCGGTGATGATGTCCTTCGGGTCGGCGTCGCCATTCGGAGCGCCGCTCAGCTGCACGCCGAAGTCGATCTCGAAGCTGTGGTTGGACAAAGTCGCGCTGTCGGCCAGGTCGTAATCCTGGGCGTAGACGTAAGCGATCCCGCTGTACGGGATCGCCTGGGCCGGCACCTTGGAGGTGAGATAGCTCCACACCGCTTGCGTCGCCGTCCCGGTCGCCAGGCTCAGGCCGGCAGCCGAAAGCGAGGTCAGCACGGCGGTGTCCTTGTAGATCGTGCGGATGCCCTGGATGCCGCTGGCGCCGCCTTCGCAGATGCCCATCATGATCGATGCGGTGTAGGTATAGGTCGTGTTCTTCGACCCGCCGCCCAGGCCCTTGCCGCCGCCGGTCTTGGTGGTGTGCGCAATCGCGGTGAAGGCGCCGTACCACATCAAATTGCACTTCATCCGGCCACGCCCCCAACCCAGGGAGATCGGCAGTCCCAAAGTTGAGGATTGCACCTGAATGCCGTTGAGCTTCGGCGATGTGGTCGAGGTAGACTTGCCGCCCATCATTGGTCCTCGAACAAGGTGAAGAACTTGACCGGCCGGGAGCGCAGCTCCTCGTCGCGATCGGCGTTGCCGCGCAACACGCCGCCGCCGCGGATCACGGCGTGGAGCACTTCGGGCATGTCGATGACGATCGCCGAATGCGAATAGCAGCGGCCATATTTCCAGATCGCGAGGTCGCCAGGCCCCACTGCCTCGCGTGGTATCTCGCGCGCGAACCGCGTAATCCAGCCCAGGAACTGCTCCTCGTCACGATGCAGCATCCATTGCGGCGAATAATCGGGCTCAACGCGCGGGATAAGGCCGATCGCTTCATAGACCGCCGCCGGCAGCATCGCGCAGTCCACCCCGACTCCACGAAGCCGTGCGCGGTGGTGATACGGTGTCCCTTCCCAGCGCAGCGCCTCGCGGACGACATCCTCGCGCGTCATCCGAACGCAGTCTCCGGGACCGGGACGTAGGGCGTCGCCTTGAAACGCTCGAGATTGTTGAACCGAACCGAACACCGGCTCTGGGTCAGATCGCACCCCGGATAGGCCGTGAAGCTGTTGCCGGCGACCGGCAGCGCGGGGAGGGGCGAGACGAGCCGGAACAAGCCGGCCCCATCGTTCGACATGATTGTCGCCGAGATGCCGGTGTTCGGCCCCGACGTGAATACGATGCGCCCTTGCGCGAAATCATTGACCGACGGCGTCAAGCTGGTGTCGAACATCGTGAGCGTCGCGGCCGGCGACGCGCCGACCGTGCCCGTCACCGCGAAGGCGGTTGGGTTCAGCGCGCAGCCGGCATCATAGACCGCGTGAAGGCAAGCCGCCTGATAGAGATTGGCGGGCATATTGGCGTTGAGCAGCACGGTCCACGACGACACCGTGATCGTGGCGCCATCGCCGGTGATCGCGCTGATCGCGGTGACGCGACCCGAGAACCGGAGCACCGTACCGACCACCGGCAGATGCCAGTCGGCCAGGAACGCGCGATCCAGCCGGACATTCGCTCCATCGAATCCGTGCCCCCGAATGAATGGCATGATCGGCACGCCGTTGATCAGATCGTCCGAGTTCGCGGTGATCGCCATGTCGACGGTGGTGACGTCGAGCCCGATCTTCTCGCTGATATCCTGCCGCTCGATTGCCGGGCCAAGCGCATAGGCATGACCGCCCGACACGATCGGCACGTCGCCGCCCGACCACCTGATAACCGCGCCGCCGACCAGCGTGATCGTCCAGAGGTCGACCATCTGGAAGTCGGCGCCGCTGTTGAGCAGTGTGACGAGAGCAGGGGGTGCAGCTTTCATGGTCAGCCCTTGGTCGTGGTGAAGGAGAGGCCGTCCTGCGACCAGAGGCTCTGCATCATCTGGTTGAGCTCGAGCGCATCGTCGTCGAAGCGGCAGGCGAACATAAAGCGCCCGGTCCAGGTCAGCACTTTCCCGGTCGCCGGCGCGGAGGCGAAGGTGATCGACCCACGCGGACCCACCGTGAAGCTCGCGACCGGGGTCGTGTCGGCGAACACGGTCGGCGTTCCGAGTACACCGCCGACGGGCTCCGAAAACGTCGTGCTGCCGAACGCCATGCTCCGGGTCAGCTGGAACGAGGTCGTGACCCCGTCGCCGACACCGAACCGCTGTCCGGTAACGGTATTGTCGCCAGGGTCGAGGAAGAAGAACTCCTGATATTGGCCAGCGTGCAGCAGAAAGAACGCGGCCAGGCGCTCGAGGTCGGGCGTGGCGGGGAGGTCGCGCAACACCTCGTACGACACCTTGAACTGCCACCGCGGATAGGACCACGTCTTGCGCCGCCGCTCGCGGCCGGACGACGCCGTCGCGATCTTCGTCGCCCAGGTCGGCGTCTTCGCGACCAGGAACGATTGCCCGATCAGCGTCGGGAACACGTCCGGGTCGTCGATCGACGGATCGGCGGTTACCAGCCAGCGTGTGGGCAGATAGAGCGTGGGCAATCTTGTCTCCAATCGGATGAGCCGCGCGGATCGCTGAAGCGGTCGAGCGCCGTGTTGTTGCCGCTGCTCGGTGCGGGCGCGATAACGAGTGCGCGCCGGGTCCGCTATCCGCGTCGTCAGCGCACTTGATCGCGCGACTAAACCCTTAGCCGCCGTCTGATGATCGCATCCATATTGGAGCAATCGCTCGGCCGAGCACCTTGTGCGGCGACCGCCTGGCGCTAGGCTAGCGGCTAATAGTTCGGACGTGGTTTCAAGGGTGTGCGCGGAATATTTGCGTTTTTCGATGTTGACGACGTCATCCTGAATCGCGCATGCGGCGCCACAAGGGGGAAGTATTCCAATGGCTCAGATTTCATGTCCGCAATGCCGGAGCGTGACGCCGCGCGCAGGATTCGGGTGCCTTAAGATCGCGATAGCTATTGTGTTCTTTCCCATCGGTCTGCTGATCCTGTTGACGGGTCGCAAGCCAACCGCTTGCCGCCAATGCAATTTCCTTTTCACGACCTGATCCGACCCGCTGTCGGGCGTCTCGAACAGCGCTCATTGGCCCTGATGCCAAGCTGCGTTCACGGTTAAGTCAGCCGGAGGAGAGTCAAATGTTAAAGTGGATGATCGCGCCGATCGCGCTAGCCATGGTCGCGACGCCGGCTGCAGCTGACAATAAGGACAAAAAAGAAAACGCGGCGGCGGTTGCGGCAATCAAGGCCCGATCCGACCAGCTCCGCCAAGACCCCGCATCCAGAAAGTGCCTCGGCATGGACGCCGTGACCTGCCTTGCGACCTTGAGCTTTGGCGTCTTGGTCACGACCGAACCGGTTTGGATGAGCGGCGGCTTCAAGCTTCCGAAGCCGGTCGAGCACGATATCGACGGACGCCCCATCTCGCAATTGATGGAGTTCCTGGTCCAGTTTGGATCGCGCGACAGGGACATCTTCGGGCCGAACGTATTGCGCGCGCAGATTTATTTGGCAGACGGAGAACACGTTAGCAGCGTGAAATTTTTCCTGAAGCACGCCCCATTGCTGGCTAGCACCCAATCGGATTGGGACAACACGCACATATTCGAACTCGCTACCGCGGTCCTTGGGCCGGCATGTGTTGGGACTGACCGTCTGGCCTTCTACCGCCAATATGACGCGATGCAGAAACAGCGGGCAAGCCGGGAAGAGTACAGGGAAACGCCTTCGGGCCCGAGCGGCTCGTCCGGCATGTTCGGCGATATCGAAATGTGCGGCGTCAGCATGATGGCAGGGTCGATCGCTGGCGTATCCCCAAGTACGGGCTCGTACGGAGGCTCTTCGATTTCATTCGAAATGCCCTTCAGAGCCAAGCGCTAGCCCGGCAGAGAGAAGCCGAGCTTGCCCTCGCGGTGTGCCATCTTCATGGCCTTGGCGAAGGCGTTTCGGTTGGCGATGATCTGCGCTTCCGACAGGCCGCGCGCCGTGTGGTCGTGATAATGGAAGCCACCACCCGACGAGCCGGCGCCATCGTTCGCCGCAGCGGGCGCGTTGCTGTTGGCGCCGCGGCCGAACCCCAGCGGGGGGACGCCGAACTTCGGCATTGATGCGAACAGTCCCATCACGTTGCGCCAGCCGCCGGCTTGGTCTGCCGGGATGATGGTCTCGCCCTTGTGCAGATACCCTAACCCATCGCTGCTCAGGTTGTAGGCCCCGACGTCGAACATCGCACCCGCGCCGTACCCTGCCGCAAGGGCCGCCATAGTCGCGCCAAAAGCCGGCGCCGTGGTGTTCAGAGGGAAAGGCGCCGCCGCCATCGACGCGGTGCCGCCAGCGCCGGCCTTCGCGGACTCCGCTCTAACGGTCGATGCCGTTTCAGTTTTCAACAAGCCAATCTTGGTCGCGAGGGCGATCATTTCCTGCGATAGCCATTTTTCCAGTATCTTGGCGATCATGTCGCCGATCGCCTGCTGAACGGTTTGCCACAGCCCCTTGATGGTCGCGGCGAAACCCTGCTGCAGGGTGACCATCTTTGCGATGCCCTGCGCCCAGCCTGCGGCGATCTGATTGATCGCCTGGCGTTCGATCTGAGTCCGCTGCAGTGCCGCCTTCCGGGTGTTTTCGTTGACCCGGAGCTGATGCTGTTGGTTGAGTTGCTCGATCTTGGCATTTTGAGCCGTGATCAGATCAGGACTGGTGGTCGGGTCGGCCTTGAGAAGGTCGAGCTTACGGGTCAATTCGCCGCTATCGATATTGTATCGATCATCTTCGAATTTCTTCTGCTGCTGGAGCAACTGAGCATCGCTCATCAAGCCCATCTGGTTGAGAAATTCGGCTTGAGCCTGGGCGTCATCAACCTCACCGTGCCGCATGTCGGCGACATGTTTGAAATAATCGTCTTGAATCCGCCGGCGCTCATCGGCCTCGCGACGCAGATACTCGGTGATCTGGTGCTCGGTATCCAGCGCCTGCTTTAAGTTCTCACCGTAGCGTTGCTTAGTCACGTCGATTATCTGCTGACCGATTTTCTTTTCTTCGTCGAGGTTGCCGTGCGCCGCGTCGAGCTGCTTGCGCAGGCTGGTGACCTTGGCTTGGAATTCCTCCTCATGCATGGCGATGCTGGTTTCGGTCGCCTTGCGCTTGACGGCCGTCTCCTCGCTCTTGGACATTTTCACCGTGTCGAGGATGTTCTGCCAGTAGGCGTGCTCCTCCTGGAGCGACATCTGCCGGACCTTTCCTTCGGCGTTGGCTTCGTCCTGGATGGCGAGCTTCTTTTCGTCGAGTGCCGTTTGCCACTCGTTCATCCGGCTTTGCGGCTTCGCTGCACCGCCGCCGGCACCGCGACCCGGGCTCGGTGTTGGCGGCGGCGGCGGCGGCGGCGGGGGCGGCGGGGCGGTGACGCCGGTGTCGGGCGGCGGCGGTGTCTTGTTCTGAATGCCGGCAAGCATCCCGGGCGCGTTCTTCTGCAGGGCCTGCGCCGCGCGGAGATAGCCTTGGGCCTGCTCGCTTGCCTTCTTGGCGTCGCCGACGATCTGGGCGCCGCGCCGGCGCACGGTGGCGTCGATGTCCGCAAGCCCCTTATCCCAGTCGGAGGCGATCGAGCCCCAGCGGAGCGTCAGCGCGTCATAGGCCACCTGGCCGAACAGTTGGAATGTCTTCTTGATGGTCTCGATGCCCAAGCCGGCGAAGTCGAACGCCTCCTTCAACTTGCCCCACCAGTCGAGCGCATAGCCGGCGATCAGGTCGAATTCGATCTTGAAGCCGATCGCGAGCGCGACGATAGCGGCGACCACCGTCTTGATCGCGGTGATCACGACGTTCATTACAGTATGCTGGATTTCAGACCAGTTCAGCCCACCCGCGCCGCTGATTTGCCAAAGGTCCGCAAAGGCCGTGCCGAGCGTGTTGATGATCTCGCCGACGCCCTCGATAGCACCGCTCAACAGGTCGAAAATCGTTTTGACCAGGCCGCCGCTGGCATAGCTCTGCGTGAAAGCCTTGGCGAGCTCGTTGAAGCGGTCGACGATCTCGGTCGCCACCGGCGCGAGCGCCGCGGTCAGGGTCTGGGTGACGCCGGTCCAGGCGATCTGCGCCTCGTTGACCGACTCCCCCAATTTCGTACCGCTGGCGACCGCGCCATCATTGGCGGCGCCATAGGCATCGGTCTTCTGCGCCAGCGCGTCGATTGCCGCGCCACCTTGGTTCAGGAAGGGGATCGTCTCGGCGCCGGCCTGGCCCATCAGCTTGATCGCCATCGCAGTCTTTTGCGGGCCGTCGGCGGTCTTGGCGAACTTGTCGGCGACTGTGGTCAGAATCGTCATCTGATCCGATCCGGCCTTGATGTCGATGCCGAGGTTCTTGAATGCGTTTGGACTCTGCTTGAAATTCTTGTCCAGTGCGGCGGTGCTTTGCGACAGCTTGGTGAAGTCGGTGCCGGTCGCCTGCGCCATCGCCTGCAACTGTTGTACTTCGTGCGTCGACATGCCGAGCTGCTTCGACAGCACGCTGACCTTCTCGGACGATTCCCCCATTGCTACGATGGCCTGGGCAGCCTGTTTGCCCGCTTCATACAGTTCGCCTGCGACTCCCGCCGCGCCTTTGATCCCTTCGACGAGCTTGCCGAACCCGCTTTTGCCCTCGCCAGACTTGGCGGCCATTTCCTGCAGCGCCGTACTGTTTTGCTTCAACGCGCCGGTCACTTCGTTCAAGCCGGCGACGATCTCCTGCGGCTTCAGCCCGTGCATGCTGGCGGCCAGCGCGTCCATCGACTGGACGCTACGCTCGACCGCGCCGCGCATCCCGGCAAAGCCTTCGCTCATACTGTCCGCGGCACCCTGGACAGCGCTCTTCAGCTCGCCCAGGTCGCCGCGGACCTCCTGCAAGCCCGCTTCCACTCCGGATGTGTCGGCCGTGATCCGGATGGAAACGGTATCGCTCATGACATGTCCTTCAGTCTCTGGAGTATTGCGCACGACGCCGCCGTCGTGTCGCCGCCGGCGACGGGCATCGCGACCTCGGCGGAAAGCCGCGCGAGCGTGGGCTGGGTCGACGAGAGTTCACGTGCCTCGGCCGTTTTAGCGTCGTCGCCGGGGATCAGGTCGACCCCCAGCGCACGCGCGATCGCAACCGCCGCGATATTGAGCGGAGGGCCGGTTCGCCGCCAGGTCTGATGCTGGGCATCGACATCGGCCAGCCCCCAATCGCGTTCGATCGCGGCTTTCGATCCACCTTCGATTCCAGCGGCGATCAGGTCGTGGACGAGGTCGGCAAGTCCGTGCTCGAGGCTCCCTCCGGCGCCGGCGCCGAGGGAGCCGTCGCTTCCCCCTTGCGCTTGAGTCCCGATTCCTCACTCAGATCCAGGAACGCGGTTTGCAGCCCAACGAACTCGTCCATCGACACGTTCGCCTCGAGATGATCGGCGGTCAGTATTGGATCGATCTTCACCAGCCCGATCGACAGCACGTTGAGCAGATCGACGGCGGAATCCATCAGGTCGGACAGCGATCCGTTGCCGTCGGTCTTGCGCTGGATATTGTCGATAAAGGGCGCGGCTCGGCGCAGTTCGCCGAGCTTGTAGGGCGCGATCGCGAAATCACGCCCCAGGATGTGGATAGTCGCCATATTACTGCGCCGACCCCCACTTCAGCACGTTGCCCGACGGATCGGCGAATGCCGAGAAATCGAGCTCCGGGATCATGAAGTCGTCGACCTTGGTCTGCAGCGCCAGTTTGTTCGACACGCAAGCAAACAAGGTCAATGCCAGCCCGTTGCCGCCCAGCTGGTTGAAGAAATCGGCGCGGAAGGTCGGCGCCTGGCCCATCTGGATGTTCTGTACGACGGAGGTCTTCGCCACGGTCGACGTCGCGGTATAACTGTAGTTGATGAAGACTACCTTGCCGGTATCGGCGGTGGCGAACAGATACGCGCCGGCGGTGACGCTATACTGGCCGGCGGTGGGAGCGGAGGCGACGCGAGTCATCGGATTGCCAGCGGCGTCGCGCACGCCCAGGTCGCCCGCCCAGGTACCGCTGGCGGGCACGGTCGGGGTTATCGTGAAGGGCGTCGCCGGGATCGACGCGCCCGTGACGTCGTTGACGATGCTGTACAGGCTCGACGTCACCGTCTGGCCGAAGAACAGGCTATTCATCACCGCGCCGTTGAACTGGCCGTATTTGGCCTTGCCGGTGATTTTCATCTTGCCGCGGCCGACCGCGACCGGGAACTGGTTGGAGCCATACAGCTCCTTGATGTCGCCGCTGATGTCGATCGACACTTCCTGCGTCACCGCCAGCATCAGGGGCGTGGGGTTGGCGATCGCCGCGCCCGTCGCGTCAAAGGTCGGTGTGCCCCACAGCACTCCGGCACCAAAATTGTACATGGCCATGCCAATTCTCCAATAAAAAAGCCCGCAAGAAGCGGGCATTGGCGTTCGTGGTTGAAAGTGACTGGTAACTAGGCGGCGATGAAACCCGCGCGCACGATCTGGCGCCGCTCGTCGTCGCTCAGGTCGTCGGGTGCGATAAGTACGCCGCCCTCGACATGGATCTCCCGCTCGGTCGACAGCATGATCGCGCTGATATGGGCCGGCGCCGTGAAACGCAGCGGCCTGGGGGAAGTCGCCGGATCGCCGTCCGCCGTCGGCGTCGGGGGATCAGTATCGGCCGCGGCGAATTGCGATCGTGCCATTGGTGTCTCCGTTATCGTCAGGGAAGGATGATGGTGATCGGCACGATCAGCATGGCCTGACCATCCAGGTCGCCATTGTCCTTGTGGATCGTGCCGTCGATGAATGCGCGATAGGCAAGCCCGCCGAGCGTCTGCCGCGCGCCGGGCAGGGCAGGGCGAAACGCCGCCTCGATCGCGTCGAGAATTGCGTTGCTGGTTTCGGCGGGTGTCGCCGCCTGGTCCTTGCCGCCGCGGTGATAGATGACCCAGCTGGCACGTAGGCTGTGCTTGTCGAGCTGGCCGTCGAGTGAGGCGACCGTCTCGGTACCTTCGATCTGGTAGAGCCCCGGTACCGGCGCCTTGTCCCACATCTTGAGCCGACGCGAGCGCTCGACAAAGCCTTCGCCATTGCCCCATCGAACATCGCCCAGTGCCAGCAATGCGTCGAACACCTGGTTGCGAATGGTCATCCGATCGCCTCCTGCGCGGCGGTGATCGCCGCCAATTTCAGCGCCGCGGCGATCTCGTCCGCCTCGTCACTCAGCGCGCTTGCCAGATAGGGACGCGCCGGAAAGCGGGATCCGGGATGATGGACCACCCGCGCGAAGACATGCTTGCCGCCCGCTGCGAAGGCGAGTGCTTTGGCCTTATCGGGCACGATGTCGTGCGGCGATGTGCTGCCACCATGTTCCAGGATCACGGCGTAACGTACACTATCGTTGACGAATACTTCACCGACGATGCTATCGCCCTTGGCCTCGACAATGCGCTCGACCGCGCTTGCCAGCCGACCGGTGTGCGCGTTCAGCATCTGGCCGTGAAGCTTGTCGTCGATTACATGACGCTGCAGCTCGGCGGTCGCCACCGTCACCTTGGCCTCGACCGCTGCCGACACTTGCGACGATAGACGGTCGAGCCCGGCGCTCAGCGCTTCGGCATCCAGCGTCACGCTCATAACGGCGCCGCCAACATGTAATTGTTGAGCCGTGCCAGCACTGCCTGGTGCATCGCCTCGCGGCTGAATGCGACGGTGGTCGCGCCCGAACTCGCGTGGCTGGTCTCGCCGATATGGGTGCGCGCCGAATAGGCCTCGCCGACCAGCTCGGTCACCGCCAGCATCAGATCGGCAGGCACCGAATCATATCCCGCGACATAAGTTACCCGCACCGGCCGATCGTACGGCGTGCGCGATCCGACCAGGATCACGCTGCGCCCATCGGTAGCAACCCCCGATGCGTTGCCGATCGCGTCGACCACATTGTCGATCCGCGTTTCGCCCCATTCGACCGACGTCACCGACTGAACCGGCCAATTCCGCAACAGGAAGCGCGATCCGCCTGTGCCGCGATAGGTCTCGACATGCGTCGCCGTCAGGACGGTGCGCTGGATCGTGTTCTCGACGAATGCCGACACCTGGGTGACCAGATCGGTCAGCAGCGCATCGTCATTGTCGCTCGAAATGCTGAGCCAGCGTTTGACCGCCGACAGATTGGTGAGGTCGCCCGCCGCCATCGCTATCTCCAGAAGCCGCAATTCCCCTCCCGCAAAGCGGGAGGGGTTAGGGGAGGGCATGTTGACCATCACGAGTGGAACAGGCCCTCCCCCAGCCCCTCCCGCAACGCGGGAGGGGAGTGGTAACGGGATCAGCCGTTGGCGATATTGGCGATCACACCCATCGCGAACGGCGCATAGACCGCCAGCGTCTCTTCGACATAGACGCCCGACATCTCGGCGCGCGTCGTGATCGGCCAGTCGATCTGATAGTAATCGCGGCGTACCTTCATCTCCGCGACATTGGGCACCTCGCTCGACTGATATTGGACCGGCAGGTCGCCCGCCCAGCCCAGGATCGTCCCCGCCGACACATTCGGGTGCAGGCGGATCGGAATCTTCTTGTTGAGGTACGGGTTGTAATAATATTCGACCACACCGCCCGCGGTCAGCGCGACTTCGCCCGCCTTGGGATCCTGGAAGTAATTGAGCAGCGACGCGGTGCCCGATGCCAGCACCTTCTTGGTAATGTTCCGCTGCTCCTGGCTGTTCACGTACAGCACGTCGACCGAGCACTGATAATTGTCCCACATCGACTGCATCATCAAGTCGATCTCGGTCACCGATCCCTGCCCCGAAGAGGAGAGGGTGGTACCCGCGCCCGGCGTGCCGGTGGCGAGATAATTGACGTACGCGCCCGACCCCGGCTTCAGCGCGGTGGTCAACAGCCCGTCGAACGCGGTCGAGTTGGTCGAGCAATCCGCGCTGACCGCGCTCGCTGCTTGACCGCTGCCGGCAAGCGGCTTGGAGAAGACGACGCTGTTGGTCGAACCGATGGCCTCGAGCTTCTCACTCCCCGCAGTGCCGACGAACCAGGCATAGCCTGCCGCGCCCTGGATCGCCGGAACGCTGCACGACAGCGCCTGGCCCGATGTCGTCGCCTGGCTCGCGGCCGCCGACTTCATCGACGACCCGCCGTTGATCGAGAAGCTCTTGCCGTCGGCGCCGGTCACCGACTTCGACGTCGCGACACCGTTCGACAGCGTGCTGTTGCGCATGCCTTCCATGGTCAGCGCGACGACGATCACCGAATAGGTGACCGATCCGGGCAAGGTCGATCCGGTACCGCCCGCGCTCAGCGTCGGCGCGGTCGGCGTACCCAGCGCCAGCGAAGCATTGCCGAAGATCACGCCGGCTTCTTCCTTCAGCATCGTCTTCTGCAGCAGGCGCTGCGTCATCGATGCCTTGATGTCCTCGAACGTTCGGCCGGCGGAGATCGCCTCGAACGTCGCCTGGTCTTCCTCGCCCAGCGTACGATACGGCGCCGCACGGTCGGCGGTGGTATAGGCCATCTGCCCGGCGCGCTGGCCTTCGGGCACCCAGGGCGTGTTGTCGAAGCCCGATCCAGTCAGCGCGGTGACGGACTTCCAATTGGTCGCGGTGCCGCCCCCGCCGCCGACGCGCGGCAGCGATTTGATGATCGGCGTGTTGACCGGATAGAGGTTCTTGGCCGGCGCCTGCAGGTCATAGGCGACCAGGCCGGTGCCGGTAGTAATCGCCTTTTCGACCATGTCGGGGCGGCCGCCCGCCATCAGCATGATCGCGCGCGAGATATTCTCGTCGGGGTTCGACAGGCTGGAGACGAGCGACTTCTTGATCTCGTCGGGAGAAAGGTTGGTCATTGCTATCCGTCCTTTGGATAGGCGCAGGAGTGAGGCCCGGCCGCGAGGGCGCGGGCGACAGGTTCAGGCGGCTGCGCGGGCCGCATGAACCAGGGTCGGGTTGGACAAGGCGATCCGCAGCAGGAACTGGCCGCGCTCCTGCTCGGGCAGCGTCTCGATTACTTTCTTCAGCTCATCGGCACTGATCGCCGACGTGCCGCCGGCGGAATGGGGCGAGGCATCCTCTAATTTGCTCACAGCGCGAAGCGCACCGGCTGCCGTCCTGGGTGCGGCGGGCTCGGTCTCGACCCGTTCCAGCCGCTTGGCAAGATCGCCGATCGTCGCGTTCAGCATCGTGATCGTGTCGCCGAAGCGCTTGGCCAGATCAGCCATCATGGCGTCGCCCAGCGCGTCGCCGCGCCGCAGCTTCTCGGTGTCTTCCTCCGGATCCGGAGCGGGCGGCGCGGCCCGCGGGCGAGGGCGCCCGGCGGCATCCGCCGGCGGCTGATCCGCGCCGCCGCAATTCTCCTTGCAGCATTGCGCACCCAGCGCGACGAGATGATCGTGCGCCGCCTGGACGCGATCGGCATCGGCTTGGGCGGTTCCGGCATCATCATTGTCGGCGTCGTCGGCATCGGCATCGCCGGTTGCGGCACGCCTCACCCGATCCTTGCTATCCGGCGCGGGCTTGCCCTTGGGCTTGGGCGGCGGTGTGTCCTCGTCGACATCGGTCGGTGCATCGCCATCGTGCGGCGCGTCGGAATGATCCGTGTCGGCGTCGCTATCGGCTTGCGGGTCGGCTGACGTCGGTTTGGGCTTCGGTTGCGGCTTGGCGGCGGACCGCTCGCCGGGCTTGGGCCGAGCAGGGGGCTGCTCGCCGGCCGCCGGCTTGTCTCCGGGCTTGGTGGGAGGTTGCTTGTCCTGGTCGTCCTCATCGTCATCGCCCAAGTCGCTCGCCAGCGCCGCGGCGATCAGCCGTTCGCGCGCCTTGAACAGGAAGTCCTTGTAGCGCCGCGATCCCGCGTCATCGGCCAACTCGCGGGCCTTCGCGACCACATCGTCGCCACTCGGAACATAATCCATATCGGCCTTCCACATGTTGATGACGGCGTCGGGGTTGCAGGGGCTGTCGACCAGGCTGATCTCGACCAGCTTCAACGCGGTGATCACGCTGCGATCGGCGGTGTCGCGCTTCAGCACCTTCCCGCCGATCGAGAAGCCGGCATAGACGCCCGCGCGCACCTTGGTGATCGCCAACGGATCGACGACATGCGCGCAGATCTGGGTGATGCCATGGTCGTCGACATCGGCCTCAACCACGCGCCCCGCCGCACTCGGCTCGTGCATTTCGCGCAATGCCGGAAAGCGCTCGTAATCGGGCAAGGCCGCCTTCATCGCAGCGGCGGTGATCGTCTCGCCCTGCTGGTCGCGCGCCTCGGATGAGGCCACGCCCCAGACCTTGATCGTGCCGTCTTCCTGATCCTCGACCTTGGTAATCGCGCCGAACTGGCGAAACCGCGTCATGCGATGGCTGTCCTTTCGGGATGTGAGGGGTCTCGATACGGCTCTTGTTTGGCTTCCGCGCATAGTCGCGTTAGTCTCCCTTCGGCCGGATCGCGGGGGCGGTCGGAACGTCGGCACGGGGGGGACAAGACATGAAACTCAAGCCGCTCATCTTCCTGGCGGTTGCCACGGGTCTCTATTTCGTCGGCCGCTCGCTGGAGGCGCAGGGCGATGCTGCTCCATTCGGGGCGAATGGGGTCTCACCCGAACGCGCGAAATATCATATTGCCGCGCTTGTCCTGATGCTCGGTGCGCTAGCGTCATTTGTCTTCGCCGGCTGGACAATCTTCCGCGGCAGGCGCGGCTAGCGGAGTCCGCGTCACCACGACTGGTGATTCGAGCGCGGTTCAGCCTTCCGTTGGTTCGGCCATCACACCCGCAACTGCATCCTCCAGCAGCACGGCACCCGCGCTGGTATACAACATCGGCCGCGCGCCCAGCCCGTCGGGCAGAGGTTCGTCCCCACGCGCATGCCGCACCTCGTCGATCGCCTTCGACCCATTCCGCAAGTCGCGATCGTCGATCTCCGACTGCACCTGAGGGTCGATGCTGCTCGTCTTCACGAAGGCGAATTCCAGGTCGGGATAACCGAACTCGATCTGGATCAGATCGTCGATCCAGCGCTTCATCCACAGCTGCAGCGGTTCGAGCCCTTCCTCGAGCGAGCGCTCCTGATCCTCCATTGCGGTCGAGCGGTTCATCTGGCGCACGAACGGGGTAGGCGGCAGCGAGAAGGCGAAGGCGACGATCCGCGCCAGCCATTCGTCGAACTCGTCCTTGATCGGCGCCGCCTTGAACGCGGTGAATTGCGATCCGTGCGGCCCCCAGATCAGCTTGTTCTGCTCGGCCGCATTGCCGGCGATGCGATCATCGAACCATTGCTGCAATTCCTGGATCTTCGCCGCATCCCATCCCTCGGGCGCGTTGAGCAACCCGGCCGGCACATTGCCTTCGGTGAAGTAGCTCAGCTGCGCCGCCTGACGCCGCAGGATCGTGTTGATCGTGACGATGATCTGCTCGACCGGCCCAAAACCGTAAAGGTGGTGCGGCCGCACGTTGCGCGGCGCATAGAGCAAATCGGCGTTGGTCAGGTTCGCCCACACCACGCCCTTGATCACTTGCTGATAGGCAATGTCGGCGAGCCCGCGCGGCCGCCGCCCGGTATCGTCGACCATCGGGTGGATCGTATCCCCCGGCACGATCTCCAGCGCGATCAGCTTGCCACCGCGATTGCGCCGTTTCTCGAACGCCGGTGCGTCGAGCGTCAGCAGATCCTCCAGGCTGGACCGCATGAAGGTCGCGAACGGCGTAACTCCATCGGGCTTGCGCCAGAACGCGGTCAGTTCGGCGATGCGTGGATCGTCGGCGATCTTGGCCGCGCCATCGACCGGCTTGATCTGCCAGTTGAGCCGCTCGACCTGATCCTTGCGCGTCTCGATCGCCAGCCGCACCAGCTCGACATTGGCGAACGCGCGCAGTGCCGGGAATCCGGTCTGCTCGTAGGCGCGCGGCTGCAACGTCGCGTTGATATTGGGCTTGAAATCATACCCGCGTACCGGCTGTTGTACGACCGGCATGAGCGGAAAGCCGGGCGAAAACGGCCCCCACGCATTCTCGTTGCTGCTGTTGCCCCAGCTATAGGTGACATTGGCCTGTACGCCGCCCTTGGGCATCGGAATCTCCTTTGTGGGTGCGGACGCGCCGATCGCGGTCAGATGACGGATAGTGGGCGGCGTCCGCGCTCGTTAAAAGCCGCGGTCGTGGCCAAGCGCAACCATTGGAAGCTGCTGAAAGCTGAGCGCCGGCGCGATATCACTGGCGTCAAACGGTTAGCGCTCTCTGATCTGGTTTGGCGGCGGTGGGTCGAGCGGCAGATCAATAGCAATCCCGAGTGCCAGCGTATGGCACAACGGAATATCCGCAATTGTCGGGCCGACGAGTTGATCGAGCAAGAGGAAGACAGGCTCATGATGAGCTAGCGCATTATGCTTGGAGATAGGGGTCTGCTCCAACACTCCTATCTGAGCGCGAAGCGACGCGCGGATACTCAGGTCTTCAATTCAGCAACAGGGTTGTCTTGCGGGCGGTAAGTGCGCCGCTCAGCCGGTCGTACCAGGGCTCGATTGAGGGTCGGCAATCTCGATCCTAAGTGTTCCGACGATGTACTCCTCACCATCGATATTCAGGCATGAGAGGAGGCGACAGGGCTCAGGAATGTTAAGATCACCCATTACCACGCGGTTTATGACGGTAGCCAGCGGCGTTTCCTGTTCTAGCGATTCTCGCGCAGCCCTCTCGATCACCGCAGACTCGATGTCCGAATCATACAGAGTGATGCCTACACGCTCGATACGAAGGGAGGACCGAAGCGATTTAGGGGCTTGAGCCGGAGGGAAGGTGATGCGCGTATGAGTAGTAAGCCGATTTATGATACCCGGAAGTGCTTCAACTGAGACACCATCTGGCAAGACGCCGATGAAGGTCTCGCCACCGTTAGCTTCGTTGCGAACGTCTTCGCAGAAGATGCAAACCGCAGAGATCGGTAGCGTGTTCATAGCATCAATTCCGCTTTCCGAGGCTCACTTTCGGACAGCGTCTCCTTTCTACCGACGGCAAAGGAAAACGACTCCTCGTCCGCCGCAGAGGGAACAAGAATGCGGCTTTTGCCCGAACCGCCAGCGGGACGCAGCGATACCGTGTCGCTGTAGATCGATTTCAGCTGCACTAGGACCTTCGCGAACTCGCTTGGATGCGCTTGGTTGGTCGACGTGTCGTGCTCGATCCGCGGAATGATATCGATAACGAGATCTGCGTCGAGACCTTCCGCCAATAAACCGAGGCTCTTCATCGTCGTTTTCATCGACGAACTAAGCCAACGGTGAACTTGAGCGCGAGGCTTTCCGATGCGATCACCGAGTTGTTCGTAAGTCAGACCCTCAAGGCGCTTTCGCTCGTTGAATAGCCGGACCAATCCCGCCCACGCGCGGTCGCGCGGTCGGAACTCTGCATCGTCGATTTCATCCTGGTCGAGCGTATCGAGTTCGCTGAACGGTCGCCAATTCAGGTGATCAACCATTAGCCGCCTCCAGATATGTGTCCAATTTTTCCTGCGTCAGCACAGGCCATGGATTCAAAACGTATTCTTCCTTTCTAAACAGGCCTCGCCAAGTTGCCTCGCTCGACAAGCGCTCCATGTCCCAGGGCCTTTGGGGATCATCGCCCTCTTCGACATCAAACTCTCCGCGCGCCCGAAACGATGTCGCGACGAACGCGCCCGGTAGGGCGAAAAAGCCAAACAGCCGTGTTTGTTCAATTGGAAGGCCGGAGCGAAATTCGAATAGTCCGCGCATGGAGCCGTCAAGTCGCATCGACCCGAGCTCTTTCAGGTCGTCCTCGACGTTGATCCACCCGCCAAGCACAAAACGCTCCAAGACAGCCCGCATCGCCAATCGACGGTTTTTCAATTCGCGAGGTGTATGCGACATCGTCGCTGGCCATGGCTTTTTCACGAACGCATCGAATACGTCCGGAAACATGTAAAGGCATCGACCGTTCAACCTCGTTTGCTTTTTGCCAGCCATCCAAGAGACGAGCTTGCCGTCACTTCGGTGCAGTTCAAGGGCTTCCCATGTCAACATATTTGTAGACAGGATGTCGTGTCCAAGAGGTTAAGGCTAAGAAAATTATTTGATACCAACAACTTCGCACTCCCTCCACGGATGCGTGATTCGCCGTTTGAAAAGCGTGTCGATGAGTTTCGTCCGGTGC